AGGAGTAAGAGGTTTGTGCGCACATTAAAACTGGTTTTACTCCGATTGAAAAATGGAACAGAGGAATGTAAATATTTTCAATGATGATTGCTTAAACATTATTGAGAAGATTCCAAACGAAAGCATTGACTTAATAGCGACAGACCCACCATATCCAACAACATCGAAAGGAAGTGCTGGAAACAGTGGTGGAATGTTGCAAAAGGAAATAAATAAAAAAGGAATAGTATTTACGCACAATAACATTGACTGCTCGGAATATGCATCAGAGTTTTACAGAATACTTAAAGATGGTAGCCATTGTTATGTTATGACTAATCATGTCAATCTTATACACATGCTAAACGCTTTTACTGATTTAAGAACCGATAAGGAAAAAGAGCAAGGGCTTAAAACTTATGGATTCCATTTTATTAAATCGTTGATATGGGATAAGGGAAACAAAATAATGGGTCAGTATTATATGTCACAATTTGAATACATTTTGTTTTTCCGAAAAGGAAAAGGAGTAAAAATAAACAACTGCGGAACAAGTGATATATTGTCTATCCCAAATAAAAAGAAAAAGGATGCAAGTGGGAATAATCTACATGACACAGAAAAACCTGCTGAACTAATGAAAATATTGATTGAAAATTCTTCGGATAAAGGGCAAGTTGTTTTAGACCCTTTTATGGGGATAGGAAGCACAGGAATTGCTTGTATAAAAGCAGATAGAAAATTTATCGGAATTGAATTAGACCCACATTATTTTGAAATTGCAAAGAAAGAAATGCTTGTGTTTGAGAAAGATAACCAGATGAGCATAACCGATTTCATATAAAAAAAGGAATGATACCGTGTTTTTATTACTAGCGTTTGTATTTATGGTTTTAAGTTGGATTTTTGCGTTAAAATGCGACAAGTTTAATATCAAGAAAGACATTGTATGGCTTGTATTGTCAATCTTATTTGGATTTTTAGATGTTTTATTTTGTGCATTACATTTTATTTTGTAAAGGAATAGGAGTGTGAACCGATTGAGTAATATGCGACAAATATATGCAATCAAAAGCAAAAACAGAAAGCGGATATTAGAAGTTTGCCCTGATATGAAGCGTGAGAGTGGCATTTATTTTTACACTAGGACCGATGAAAACGGAATATCGTACTTTTATATCGGTCAAAGCATAGATTGCTTAGAACGCAGTATATCGCACTTGACAGGCTATCAGCACATAGATTTATCAATCAAGAAAAGAGGATTTTATAGCGAAAACAATCCTTATGGTTGGAAGTTGAATGTTATGTACTATCCGAAAGACAAGCTTGACGAAATGGAGCAATATTGGATTTTGGAATACACAAAAAGAGGTTATCAGTGCAGATATAACAAGACGGCTGGCGGTCAAGGAGAGGGTAAGGAAAAGATAAATGAATTTAAAGCTCCTAGAGGCTACAGAGACGGCATACAGCAAGGCAAAAAAGTGTTAGCGAGGGAATTATCGTCTATCGCAGAAAAACACCTTATAATCCGCTTAAAGCCGGAAAAAGAGCACAACAAAGTATCGCAGAAACAGTATGAGAAATTTATGGATTTAATCAATATTGGGAATTGTGAGGTAAATAATAATGATGATTGAAAAAAGAGTTTTGGACAAGTATTCGTCTTGCAGAGCACAACATGACGAGTACATAACCAGGTGTTATTGTTCTAACTGCAATGAATATTTAGGTGCAAAGGATAGTATATATTTGGATAGCAATGATACTTTAAGCAAGGATATGAGATTTTGCCCTTATTGTGGAAAACATGTTTAATTTTTATTGAAAGCGGGTGATTCAGAATGAAAATTTTAAGTAAGAAGAAATGTGAAGAAATTCTGAAAAGAATTACTGCAAATGAAATTATTCAGGTAGAGTACGGACTGCGCGATATGGAAGCGGAAACAAAGGCAACAGAAAATAGAGCAGAAATAGCTTTTATTGTCGGTGGTTTCAAGGGTATGAATAAGGTGCAGAACACGTTGAGAAAAAGGTATAACAATATAAACCACGAAGAAAAAGATTAAAATACATCAACCGAAACTTGAGGAAAATAGGAGATTAATTAAATGGCAGAACGTAGAATGTTCACAAAAAAAGTCACTGATGATGATAATTTTATGGCTTTATCATCAAGTGCGCAAGCCTTATATTTGCATTTATCTATGTCTGCTGATGATGACGGATTTTGCAATCAGGTATCAGTTTCCATGTTCAAAGCTCACGCAAGTGTGGCTGATTTACAACAACTATTGGAAAAAAGATACATTTATCAGTTTGATAATGGTGTGATTGTAATTAAGCATTGGCGCATGGCAAACGCTTTGAAAAAAGACCGGTATACACCAACGAATTTTAAGGAAGAATTGGCAAAATTAAAGATAAAATCCAATGGTGCATACACATTTTCTGATGATGGTTGCCGTGTGGTTGCCAATGGGTTGCCAGATGGTTGTCAAGTGGTTGCCACTTGTCTGCCACAGGATAGTATAGGTAAGGTAAGTATAGATAAGAATAGTATAGTTAAGGATAGTAAAGATAAGGATATAAAAGAAAAAGATATTGATAAATCAATATCTAAAAAGAAAACTGTCTACTACCCTGATGATGAAATGCTAGAGAGTGCTTTTCAGGAATATCTGACGATGAGAAAAAAAATAAAAAAGCCAATATGTACTGAAATGGCATTGCACCGAGCTATGAACACTATCGAGAGACTATCAAAGGGCGATAATGATTTGGCTGTTAAAATTCTTAATCAGTCAGTAGACCATTGTTGGCAAGGACTGTTTGCACTAAAGGACAACGAGCCACATTCAACTAACAAAGGCACCATTGATTGGGATAATGTGTAAAGGAGCGATAAAAATGGCAGAAAAAGAATACAAGGGAGATATGAAACATAATCTTGCTGAAATGTATGCTAAAAATATGGTTGATTATGGAGTTGATGTAACTAAAGCGTGGCAAACAGCAACACAACAATCGTATGCTTTAGAAAAAGCGTATATCCGTGGTAGACAATACGAAGTAGATAGGCTTATCAAACTGAGAAAAGAATACAATGATGGTTGGATTCCTTGCGGTGAGAGGCTGCCGAAATTTGTATTCAGTGGAGATATGATACAGAAAATGCTTAAAGAAGAATATAACAAGGCCATTGATGATTTAATTGCAGAATGTGAAAATGCAAAATTCGCAGAAAGTGACGAGATTTCACTATCTGATGTTCACACAGGAGTAAATAGTGGACTAAGTATGGCTATACATTTTGCAGAACAGCTAAAGGTGGGTGGCGATTCTTGACGAGAGACGAGACAGTTGAAATCATTCGCATAATGTGTGATTGCTACCCCAATTACAAGCCGAGCAATTTATCAGAGACAGTAGATGTGTGGAATATGATGTTGGAAGAATATGACTACAGCCAAATATCTATGGCACTGAAAACTTACGTGCATTCCGATACAAGCGGATTTGCACCAAGCATCGGACAGCTAATTAACAAACTGCATGAGGTTCAAACCCCACAGGAGCTTAACGAAATGGAAGCATGGTTCCTTGTTAGCAGGGCGCTACGAAATGGCTACTATGGTGCAGTTGAAGAATTTAACAAGCTGCCACCGCTTGTACAAAAGGCTGTCGGGAGTCCTGATAATCTCAGGAACTGGGCGCTGACGGACAGCAAGAGTATTGAAAACGTAGTCCAGTCAAATTTTATGAGAACTTACAGGACAGTTGTTAATCGAGCAAAGGAATATCAAAAAATGCCAAAGGACATAAAGGTGTTGATTGAAAGCACTGATAGAAGCTCGTATTCGGCTCAAATCGGCTCTAAAAATCAACAGACGATAAAATTATCACTTGAAGATAATAAAAGCCAAAATAAGCCAATTAAAGGTATTCCAATGCCGAAAGAAATTAAGGAACGTATCGAGCAGATGAAAAGATAGGAGGTAAAGAGGTTTTGGTCGACCAATTAAAACATGTTTTACTCCTAGTAAAAAATGATAAAAGACAAGTATTCAAGGCGGAGATATGAAGAACGAAAAGCTAGCAACCTTTGTGTGCTTTGTGGAAAGCCGCTTGATAGAGAAGGTGTGGTGTGTACGGCATGTAATAGCAAACGTACAGCGTATGGTCGAGAGCTTTATAAAAAATTACAGGCAGTTGGTGTTTGCCCTAGATGTGGCAAAAACTTACTGTATGGTGGCGAAAAAAGCTGTGTTGAGTGTAGGGCAAAATCAGCCGAATCCATGTCAAAGATACGTGCTGCTGATGTTGAAAAATACAATGAGCGACAAAAAGCATGGCGAAAAGCGAGGTACGAAAAAGACAAGGCAAATGGCATATGCACACGCTGTCGCAAGAGAAAAGCAGACCCAGGGCATACCACTTGCACATTTTGCAGAGAAACAATGAGAAGAGCGCGAGTTAAAATGCCTGAAAGAACCGGCAGATATGAACAAGGACTATGTTTTTTCTGCGATAATCCGGTAAAGCCCGGATATAAAGTCTGCGAAAAGCACTATCAGCAGAACGTTAAGAATGCAACTTGCGAAAAGGCAAACTTGGCACGGCAGAAGATAAAAGAAAGGAGTCCACAATGGACCCCTTGAAAGATTTTTACGATTTTTACCGACCACTGCAAAGGAAATATGACTTGCAAATGATTTACAAAACAAATAGCAAGGAAGCAAAAATAACTATCCGGTGGCGCGGTAAAGAACTTGTAAAAGTCGCAGAAGAAACTACCGAAGCCTGTTTTATCAGGGCAAAACGAGAACTTGAAGAAAGAATGAAAAAATATGAGCAACAAACTGAAACCAAAGAAAAAGCACAAAGAGCCGGATTTTACGTGGACAAAATCAGAAAGAGTTATGCTGAAAAACAGCAATAACCGCAGAAAGCTCGTAAGGCGGTCTTTCACAGACTTTATGGACTTAGGCTACTATGTACTGTATTTACATCATGGATTTGGCAATAAGCGTATTGTAAGGCTTGAAAGAACCATAAATGAGTACCTCGAAAGGGCACAGACTGAAAATGAAATGAAAACCGAAACGCTTGCCGAACTTTTGAAAGTCAGATACGGCATTGATGTGCAGAAAGAGATTAATTTAATCCCAATGCAGCAGTTGATTAGGATTTACCAAAGGAATAATCCACTTACGATAAACGACACGAGACAGCTTTTAAACGATACGGCATACAGCTACATGACTTTAGCATGTACAGCACTTAAGCTGATGTTTAAATTGTCGGTCAGAGAGATTGAAGAATTTATCACAGAATTTAGGGGCTTAATCGACACACTGTATAAATTTAATCAATTCGGTCTGACATTGCCAAAGGTGGCACAATGCCTTGCTGATGAAGTTAATTACGTTGATGAAAGGTACATAAAGGTGATTGATTAATGACTTATGCATGGGATAATGACAGCACTCAAAATGCTCACATAAAGCAGATGAGAGACGATAGGCAAAAAGCCTACATGGAAAAACACAGAGACAATAAGGCATATAAGAGATTTAAACACATGCCGGATTATGGGAAAGGAGTGCAAAACTATGACAAATAGAGAAAAATTCGCAGAACAGATTTTGGATATTGCTTGTAATGGTAACTGGATGGCAGTTAACAAAGCAACATTAGAGCCAATAAAGTGTCAAGCATTGCCGTGTGAAGATTGCTTGTTCTATGTTTTAGGCGAGGGTTGCGACAGGAGCGAAATGAAAAAGTGGGCGAATAGTGAATATGTTGAGTCACCTGTTGACTGGTCAAAAGTTGCAGTTGATACACCAATACTAATAAGAGATAGCAGTTTTTCCGAGTGGGGTAAAAGATATTTTGCGAAATATGAGAATGGGATAGTTTATGCTTGGAGCAATGGAACAACATCGTGGAGTGGCGATAGGTGTACACCATGGAAACTAGCTAAGCTTCCGGAAAAGGAGCAGTAATGAATATTGATGAATTTATAGAACGTGCGCAAGAATCAGCTAGAGAGCATCGCTATCATGCAGATTTCTTTGATATAAATAGTCCTATGCGTGTCGCTTGCATTAAAAGCGCAGAAGATTGCGAGCAGTTAGCTGAATGGCTTGAAAAATCCAAAGAGTATCAGCACTTAGAGGAACAGGACAGACTTGTTAAATTACCTTGTAAAGACGTGTATTTTATTGTTGATATAAACAATCCTAAGTATGCAATGGTTATGAAAAGACCTATAAGGGAGCTTGCAATATATGAGATTGAAAGTATCGACAAGGAAAACTGCAAATATTTTTCCACAAAAGAAAAAGCCGAGGCAAAACTGAAAGAATTGAGAGGTGGAGAAAATGGATAAATTCCTTGAAAGTGTAAACAAGCGTGACTTTGATAGAAGAATATCGGAAGTTGTTGAAAGGCTTGAGGAAAAACAACTCTATGGAACTATCAATTTGATAAAAGATTTGAGATATTGCCTTGACTTAGCCACAAAGGAAAAGACACACGACTGTAACTGCCAGCACAACAGCAATTCAAGAGATAATGAGCCTTGCTGTAGATGTGATAGCAGAAAGGCGAAGATAAATAAGGCTAAAGTCGACAGCTTAGAAGTAATCGCGCGAATGCTGAACAATAAGCCTTATTATGAATTGAAGTACAGACAGGTTGGTAAAAAGGATTATTCTATCGGATATAGTTCTTACGATTTAAAAACTGTATTAGGTTACATTGATACATATTTTGAAATTGTGGAAAGCGATAAGCAGACCAATGCTGACAGGATAAGGAATATGTCAGATGAAGAGTTGGCAGAATTTCTAACGACTGTAACGAGTGATGCTATATGTGGAAGCTCATGGGATTATGATGGGTGGATTAAAGAGCTTCAATCAGAAGCAGAATAGGAGGATACTTATGAGTAAATTAATTTTTTTCATAATTTTTATTGGAATTGTTATCGTGGGAATTGGTACGACAGATTAGGGAAAATATGAAAGGAGTGATGAGCATGGAAGATAGATACTTATTCAAAGCGAAGAGGATTGATAACGGAGAATGGGTTACAGGACATTATGTAAAAGGTTTAAATATGTATGACAAAGAAGTTCATCTAATATTTGAACCTAACACAATGTTTTATTCTAGTGGAGAGACAGACGGATGGTACAAAGTAGACCCAACCACTATTTGCCAATGTACAGGCTTGAAAGATAAGAACGGCAAGCTGATTTGGGAGAACGATATTGTAAAAATAAATAATAGCAAGGGGAATGTGCTTATAACATTTGGAGATTTTGAAATTATATGTACAATTCCTAACGAAAAATATTATAAGCACAGGCTTGAATATGATACTGAATATGAAGTTGTCGGAAACATCTTTGATAATGCAGAATTATTAGAAAGCGAGGGATAGCATGACAGAGAGTGAAGCAATTAAAATCTGTAATACTATTGTTTTTGCAACATCCTTTAGTAATCCTCAAGGGATACCGCTAAATACAACTAAAGATGAGCTTGCAGAAGCAATGAGAATAGCAATACAGGCACTTGAAAAGCAGGTATCGAAGAAACCGGATTTTACAGAAGATAAAGAATTTGCTTTATGCCCTTGTTGCAATGGTAAGGGCTTACTTAACAAACAGAAATATTGTGATAATTGCGGTCAGAAAATAGACTTAGATTGGAGTGATGAAGAATGACCAACTTAACAGCAGTAGTATACACCACCCTCATAGTATTCGGCATAATCGGTCTGGCAGAGGTAGCGCTTGCGTGGCACGACATCTACGGACGAGATAAGACTGATGACGATATACAAGAGTAGTGGTGCAGTGAAAATATTAAACATTAATTAATTTATCAGAAAGGAATAGGTTGTCGCGACATAAAACCGAGGTTTCCTTTTGGCAAGAGAAAATGAATTTTGACAATTACTCTTGTGATAATCAAATGAGCATATTTGACTTCACAAGAGAACCAATTAGCATAACAAAGCCTATCCGCTTGATAGAATTATTTGCCGGCTACGGCAGTCAGGCAATGGCACTAAAGAGAATAGGTGCAAAATTTGAGCATTACAGAGTTGTGGAGTTCGATAAGTATGCTATTGAAAGCTATAACGCAGTACATGGTACGGATTTTCCCACAATGGACATAACTAAGGTTCGTGCAGAAGATTTGAATATTTGCGACACAAATGTATTCACTTACTTACTTACTTACTCATTTCCTTGTACGGATTTATCAGTTGCTGGAAAACAAGCAGGAATGTCTAAGGGCAGTGGTACAAGAAGTGGCCTACTGTGGGAAGTCGAGAGAATACTAACAGAAATTAGAGATAGTAACGGAGAATTGCCACAGATTTTATTCATGGAGAACGTGCCACAAGTACATAGTCAGGATAATATGCCCGACTTTAGAAAGTGGCTAGATTTCCTTGAAAGCCTTGGCTACACAAATTACCATCAAGACTTGAATGCTAAAAATTATGGTGTAGCACAAAATCGTGAAAGATGCTTTATGTTTTCATTCCTAGGTGAGTACAATTATCATTTTCCACAGCCTATACCACTCAAAAAGAAGCTGAAAGACTATCTTGAGGATAATGTAGATGAAAAGTATTACATCAACAATGAAAAGGCTGACAAGCTGATAAAACAGCTTATTGACAACGGCACATTACCACAACACAATCTTGACAGACAGACAGACAGACAGACAGACAGACAGACTTGCGTTGACGGAACAATCAATAAGCCACAACAGAGAGAAGTTGCAAACTGCATCACGGCAAGATATGACTGCGGAATATCAAACTTGCGGTCAAATGGAAACCTCGTTGCCGAGAATAAATGCAATGCTTAATTATAATCATGTAGATAAAATTGGTAATGATGTAGCCAAAACATTGTGCGCTAGAGATTATAAAGGCTTTGGAACAGGCTTTGATGCAATGAATGGAGTAATTGAATGGAAAAATTAACAGACGCTATCGGAATAGTGCTTTTTGAAAGTGAAAAATTTGGTGGCGAAAAGGTGCTTAGGGGGGGTATTTGTCCTACCCTAAGAGCCAATAAAACAAGCAGCGGAGTGATTGAAGTGATGGCAGATGTAAATGTAATAGGCTCTCTTGAAGCAAAATTTGAGAGCACCAACAGAATTTATGATGTGGGGGGGCGCAGTCCAACATTGAGTACAATGCAAGGTGGCAATCAAGAGCCGAAAATTCTTGAAGAGCAAATTCCATGCAAATTAGATAAAATGCCTAACGGACACTTAGACAGCTTAGATAATGCGGAAATATGCGACATTAATACACCTACTGCAAGCATAGTGACATCACGATATTATAAAGGCATAGGCAGTCATAAAGACAATATGTGCATAGTTGCTATGCGTGGCAGAAATCCTGATAATCCGTCAGATAGAACTGCGGGAAGTCCGACAGAACAGAGATTAGAGGTGAATATGCAAGGTACAAGTAATTGCCTAACGAGCGTGCAGAAAGACAACCTTGTTATGGAAAGCCAAGTATTAACACCCAAACGCACAGCATATGGCAAACAGATACGAAAAGCGTATGAAAGCGGTCAGATACAGAAGAGCAGACATAATATGACGGAATTAGAGCCTAGGCAAGACAATATATCCAATACGCTGGCAACAGTGCAAAAAGATAATTTATTACTTGAAAAACCTCAATATCGTATCAGAAAACTAACCCCTAGAGAGTGTGGACGGCTGATGGGTGTATCTGATGAAGATATTGACAAAATGGCAGTAGTAAATAGCAATACACAGTTGTATAAGCAATTCGGCAACTCAATTGTGGTAGATGTTATGTGTGCTATGTTTAAAAATCTGAATATCAAGCAAGGAGATAGCAATGAAGCACTACAAACCAATTAAATGTGTAGTCTGTAGCAAGACATTTACACCGACCGCAGCTAACCAAAATACGTGTTGTGAAGCACATAGACAGCAGAGAGCTACGGACAGTATATGGCAGAGCAGTATAAAAAGGAAGTGATGATAAGATGAATGAATGTTGCGGAAATTGCAAATATCATCAATACGAGGATATATCGCAAGGTTGGGTATGCTGTAACCAAGATAGCGAATATGTAGCTGATTGGACAGATTACACCGATTGTTGCGAGGAATGGGAGAGCAGAGATGAAATGTAGAACTGTGAGTGATACAGAACCGATTGAAAGGCAATGTGTATACGAGGGCAACAAGCCGTGTAACAGCTCATGCCGATACTCAAATACTTGTATACACAGTGCGAACAAAACCGAAGAATAGGAGACAGGCTTATGAAGTTTTCAAAACTTACTAAGCCGGAACTTGAAGAAATTTTGAAAAATGCCAATTTCACCGATGAGGAAGCGGAAGTTTTTGAGTTGCTAGTTGCTGATAAAAGCCTTGAAGAGGTATCGCAGAGACTATTAATTTCAAAAACGACCACTTCCCGGAGAGTGGCAGACATTAAAGAAAAGATAGAAAGGAGTCAGGCAATGATTAACAAAGTGCCAATATGGGAAAAAGTAACGCTGACGATTGATGAAGCTGCGGAATACAGCAACATCGGAGTGAACAAGCTCCGAGAAATAACAAACAACCCAAGGTGCCAATTTGTTATGTATGTCGGAAAGAGACGATTAATCAAGCGAAAAGAGTTTGAAAAGTATATCGCAGAGTCGATAGAGATATAATCAAATGTGGACTTATGTAGCCTTATGTGATATTATAATAAATTGCATAAGGCTTTTTCCATAAGTGAAAGGAGCGAAAATTTAATATGGGAAAGGACTTGAAAGGTAAAGAACTAGGCAGAGGTATTAGTCAGAGAAAAGACAAGTACTATGTCGGCAGATACACAACGAGGAATGGAAAGCGAGTGCAGAAATTATTTGCTAAACTACAAGAGTGTAAAAAGTGGCTTGCCGATGAGCAGTACACTGATGAACACAGTAACCCCGACTTTCCGTCTGACATGTTGGTTGATGCATGGTTTGACTATTGGATAAGCGTTAAGAAACGCACAGTAAGGCCAAACACGCTAAGGAACTACACCGAGAGATACAAACGCAACATAAAGCCTGTTATCGGAAATAAGATACTACGAGAGGTCAATACGCTCCACTGTCAAAAGATAATGACTAATATGGCTGACGAGGATTACAGAACGACAACGATATATCAGACACGCATAGCGCTATACAACATGCTTGACTATGCATATCAAAGCGAGATTATCCCTAAAAATCCGTGCAACCGCATGGTGAAATCCGACATCGGTAAGGAATCCTCAAAGAAAGAAGCATTGACGATTGAAAATCAGAAAAAATTCTGTGAAGCTATCAAAGGCACATCATATGAGTATCAATACAGATTTGCCTTGCAGACCGGACTAAGGACAGGTGAGCTTGTGGGGCTTAAATGGGAAGATGTAGACTTTAAAGCCAAAACAATCAAAATCGTCAGGAGCTTAGAGTACAGGCATTCAACAGGTGAATGGCGAGAGGGTCCGCCTAAGAGTAAATCGGGATATAGGACAATTCCACTCACTGATGAAGCCGTATCGCTATTGAAATTGCAGAAAGCCAAAAATGCTTCATTCAAATTTATTGACATTCAATGGAGAGATAGAGTGTTTTTATGCAAGACTGGGGCACCTGTGAAAAACAGCACATACGATACCGGGATTTACAAAGCGTGTGACAGAGCACAGATACCGAGATTTTCAATGCACGTATTAAGACACACTTTCGCAACAAGATGTATTGAAGCCGGTATGACTCCGAAAACCTTGCAGACGATACTAGGGCACTCGAACATAGGTATCACGATGAACCTTTACGTTCACACGACAGACGAGCAAAAGAACTTAGAAATGGACAGAGTAGCAGAAGCGCTCAAAGTAATATAAAATAATCAAAAATATAGTATAACCGATTAAATTGGTACAGAATTGGTACATAAATCAAAAATAGAAAGGCAAGAATCCCGAAAACAATGGATTTTTGAATAGGTAAAATCAAAAATGAAATTAGGCATCGTTGCTACGAGGGGTATTTAACATAGTTCATTATATCCTCATAAACCGCAACATACCTCAATTTTACGATGTTTCACATGAAATCTTAATTTTATATAATTCGTTATATATTCACATAAATAAACAAAAAATGGTACACTATTGGTACATGAATGGTACATGGAAAAACCTTATGCATGGCAATAATTAGAGAAGAACTTGGAAATGCTCTTCTCTTTTTTTATGCCACAATTTAGGCATAAGGAGATGATGTTGTGTTTGACGATGATGTGAGAGAAAAAATATTTGCTAAAAGTGAGTTACAAAAAATCGACCTAATGACATTATCCCTTGTCATTAAAGCGATAGAGGAAGTTTTGGAGGAAAACAAAGATGAACATGCCGTATCAGCAACCAATGATGAATTATACACCTAATTATGGAACATATCAGTACAACCCAATGGCGAGCTATCAGAGATACCAACAGCCCGAACCAACGCAAGGCATAAGTGGCAGAGTAGTACAGGCAGTTGAGACTATTAATCCCAACGAGGTGCCGATGGATGGCAGTGTGGCATTTTTCCCAAAACAGGATTTAACAGAGATATACGCTAAGAGTTGGAATGCTGACGGAACAATACGCACATTGACTTTTAAGCCGGTTTTAAATGATAAGACAGATATTTTATCAGGTGACACGGAAAAACTTGAATTTGACCTATCAGAGAAAGCCACAGAGGGTATTATGGCAAAGCTCAACGAACTATCAGAGAAAATTGAGCAATTATCTTTAGGAACGCAAAGAAAAACTCCACGAACACAAAGTAAGGAGAGTGAAAAAGCATGAATGTAATGGGAATAATGCAACAGATAATGAGCAATAACCGCGTAATGGGAAATCCAATGATTAAGAATGCAATGAGCATGGCTCAAAGTGGAAACAGCAAAGGAATTGAGCAAATGGCAAGAAACCTATGCAAAGAAAAGGGTATTAATCCTGATGATGTAATGAAGCAAATCAGAGGTAATTTTGGGATATAGCATATGAGAGAATGCGCGCAACTCTTTATGAAATAAATTTTGGAGGTAAAACAGATGTTCAACACAGGAAATTGTCCAAGCGTACCTATCGTGGCGAATTTGGACGGAAACAACGGAAATAACTGGAATGACGGCTCATGGCTTTGGTTCCTTATCGTAGTTTTTGCGATATTTGGAGGCTGGGGTAACGGCTTTGGTGGTTTCGGTGGCACTAATGGTGGTGTCGGAAGCGAAATTCAGAGAGGTTTTGACAATCAGGCGGTTATCAGCAAGTTAGACGGCATTTCTAACGGACTTTGTGACGGCTTTTATGCCATGAACAACAGTATGCTCACAGGTTTTAATGGTATTAACACAAATATCATGCAGACCGGCTACGGCATACAACAGGCAGTAAACGCTGATACAGTTGCTAATATGCAGAATGCCAATGCTTTACAGTCACAGCTTGCTAACTGTTGCTGTGAGACAAGGGAAGCTATCCAAGGCGTAAACTACAACATGGCTACTAACACTTGCGCTTTGCAGAACACAATGAACAATAATACAAGAGATATTATTGACAGCCAGCAGGCAGGAACAAGAGCTATTCTTGACTTCCTGACAAATGACAAGATTGCAACCTTACAGGCAGAGAATAACGATTTGAGAAGAGCAGCTTCACAGGATAGACAGAACGCACTTCTGACTACTACAATGGCAGCGCAGACAAATCAGATTATTGACGCAGTAAGGCCTACACCGGTTCCATCTTTCCCGGCTTCTAACCTTTATGGTTATGCATATGGCTGTGGTTGCAATACCGGCTGTGGCTGCTAAAAGTAGCAGCTACGCAAAAATGAATAATTGAGTATCTTAATTGAGTTTAACTCAATCTAAACCGATTAAAAATCATTTTTAGTCGAGGTTTAGTCCAAGTTTAGTCGAGAGTTAGTCGAGATTATGTCTGCTAAGCAGTATTACTTATAATCCAAGGGCAGACTATAATGTTTGCCCTTATTTTTGTGAAAGAGAGGAAATAAAAATGGCTGAATTTTCAAGCATTGCAACACAGACAGTTGCAGTAAACGGAAATGTATTATTTACAGATACACCAACATCCACTTGCAATAAGGGATATATTACCCACAGAACAGGGAGCGGATTAATTAACCTTAAAGGTGCTACCAACACTTGTAAAGCAAAGTACAGAGTAGAATTTAACGGAAATATTGCAGTTCCTACAGGCGGAACCGCAGGAGCAATTTCATTAGCTATTGCTGTCGAGGGCGAGCCAGACTTATCTACACTGGCAATCTCTACACCAACAGCAGTTGAAGCATTTAACAATGTGTCTATGGCAACAGATGTATGGCTTCCTTGCGGATGCTGCCAGGCAATTTCTGTCAAGAACACATCTACACAGGCTATCAGTGTTGCTAATGCTAACATCACAGTAAATCGAATTGGTTAGGGGGGGCGAGAGTATGCACGTTGAAAGAATACACAAAATGCAGGAGTGTCTTACAGAGAAAGCTGTCAACGAGCTTGAAAAGGGCGTTGAGAATGTTGACACTTCCGAGATGGGACAGGTCGTAGATATGATAAAAGACCTTGCAGAAGCTGAGTATCATTCAATAATTTCCAAGGCTATGAAAAAGGCTGATGAAAAGGAAGAAGAGTACGACAAAGAACTCCTAAGAAGTCTTAAGGCAGAATATGGCGAAGAAAGTGGTAGAAGATATTACGACCAATATCGCTATGCAAATGGCAGATTTGCCCCTAAAGGTCGTGGAACACGTAGGGGATATGAAGAACCGCCATATTATCACATGCCGGTAAACTACAACGACATGGAGTATATGCGTGACATGGATAAGAGCCAAGGTAAGATGTACTACTCTGAACCGATTGCACCACATGTGAGTGAAAGCAATTATGACAGGGCAAAGAGACATTATACCGAGACAAAAGAAATGCACAAAGGAGCTTCTACAGAGGACAAAGAGCATAAAATGAAAGCCCTTGATATGTATATCCGTGAATTAAGTGGAGATATATCGGAGCTTCTGAATGACATGACACCCGATGAACGCAACCTTTTACGCACAAAAATGAGCAATCTTGCGTCAAAACTGTAATTATTAAGGCTATGGGTAGTAATGCTCATAGCCATTTTTAGAGGGTATAAGCATGGATATAAGAGTTAATGATACATTGTGGCACATACAATTTAAAAAGCCTATATCAAGCGAATTAAGGCGGTCTGACGGCACAATAAGCCTAGGAGTGACCGACAACACAACCAAGACAGTAACGATAGCTGATAATGTGTCTGATTACATGGCCGACAAGATACTATGTCACGAGTTAGTGCATGTGTACTCGTTCTCATACGGCTGTGACATTGACATAGAGACGGAGGAAATAATCGCAGACTTTATGAGCTTGTACGGACGGAATATTGTATACACGGCTGACAGAATATTTGATTTATTGGAGCAAAAATATGGATAAAATAGACAGATTATTAGAATACATACACCGGACTAATCCGGAAATGACACGGCAGAAATTGATTGAAGAACTAGGAGAGAGTGACTACAGTGCCAAGAGCATTTATTTTTTGGCAGTTCAAAATTCAAATTCCTAAAAATTTTAGGATGAAAAAAGTACCCCCGTACCTTTTGATTTTTTGATTTCAAAAATCCGTTCGCAAAATTTTACAAAAACCTGTCGAGAACTTGCAAAGAACTCGCACCACACTTTAATTGAGTGAAGTTTTCTGAAAATTCAAACATTTTCCATGAATTGGTGTGCCTGACTTGTAACAACTCGCACCCGGCACACCCAACACGGCTTGACGGCTTGCAATGCTATAATTATATTTTTAGGCATTGTAAACGGCTTGTTTTGTGGCTTATTATAGCGTACTCGATAAAATCCACGCTAACACGTTTAAAAGCCCTTAAAACGTCAAATACACGGCTTTAAATGTGTATATCATAAAATCATAGAATATTTTTATTAATTTGTCAATGTACTACAGTGCCCGGACTTATAGCCGGATAACTTGCGACAGTTCCAACGGCTGCACGCTTGATTTTTGGACACGTCAAAAAGGGATATAAAATATCCCTAATGATAACAAGTAATATATTTTCCGGCTACGTAGTCACAAAACAATGTGACCGGGTGAACGTGCGCGCGCTTTTCTACGACTTGCAACCATTCACCGCCCCTTTGAACTGTGATTTTTAGTTCGTGTGACTCCATCCATTCTATGCAGTCATACTTGATATAATCAAAGTCGCTTATTTTTGACACCTCATAGCCTAGAGCCTTGACTCGTCTATATATTTTCTTTTTTCCTAGATATTCATATTTTGACATAATACGCCCCCTAACTATAACACGCCTTAATAATAGGGCTTATATAGTTTTTATGGTTCAAATAGTTATTAAAAGCCGTCTGCCGGTATTCCTTGCCACTTATAAGCGCAGTAACATCGTCACACGTGCCAAAGTCCGCAGCAGTCCTAAAAATGTCTGTTATTGCTTTGCGTGTGGCGCGCTCGCTTGCCTGATATTCCGGCGCGCTTTGATATTTGCCATTGTAACGTGCTCTAATTTCCATTTCTACAGCGTCAAGCGTAGTTAGTTTGCTATTATCCATTTATCAACCCTCTTTTCTATTCGTGCATGGTTTACAAGTTGCCTTTTGACCTTTTCGCGGTTCATACGTGCGTTAATCTGTTTTTATTAGGTATAAAATAACGCAAATTACCTATAAAGGGCACACAACTATTTGTTCAGGCGTTGCACCTCTTGAGCCTGATATAAATATAAAGGCATTTATAAGACCTCTTGACGCGATTATTTACCGGACGCGCGGACGGAGTACAATATATACAGCCGTAAAGCCGTATAAAAGCACCTATAAATAAAATAATTGAATTGATTAATATAAAGCCTGAAAAGCCTTATATATAAAGCTAATAGCCGGAATCGAACCGGCTAGAATATCCCTGTTATTAGCTATTCAATAAAAAAATAAAAACAAACCGCCATAACCAATTATTAGGCACGACGCAAAAAGCCCGAAAGCCTTTAAAAGCTCGATAAAATCTCTCATAACTGCGCCCCCTAACAATAACAAAAATCACCTTGTAGCCCGGTTGTAATAACTATTTTCCCATCTTTACGGCGGTAAACTATGCCACAACCGCCGTCACTTAAAGACCATACAAGCCAGCCAGCCGGAGTTATTTTTTCATGGTTCTTATAATCATAAAAAGCATAATGCGGTTTTATTCCACTTTTTTCCTGTTCAAGCGCATTGTTTATAATTTCATCGTCCGTTAATAGCAACGCTTTTCCGTTTTTCTGTCGTCCACAATATCTCATATATTTACACCTCTTTATATTTTCCCGGGTTCGTTGTTTCGTCGAACCCAAACCAAAAAACAGAATTATTTGCCTTGTTAGCTTTTTGGGCGGTCTTTTCGTCAAGGTCACAATATCCTATGACTTTGTGATTGCGCCAAATTGCATATTTTTTTAAAATTGCATTATCGGAAACGATTAAAAAGTGTTTATTTTCAAATATTAAAGTTGTACCACGCTCGCCGGCTATTAAATTAACTCTAATAGTTTTGTCATATATATCATGGCTCTTATATACTTCTTTTTTCCATTCGCTTGCGGTATATATAATAAAAGTACTGTATACATCATCATTTAATTTTATTTTTTGCATGTTTTGTACCCCCTCTAGTTTGCTTTTTTATTCAAGGACTCCACAATTGAATCATAATAATTTATTGCGTTTATAAGTCCTATTTCTCTACTTTCTCTCTGATATATTAGTCTCTCATTCATCAAATCAGAGCGGAGGCCCGATATATATATTTTTAAAGTCTCAATAACTTTTAAAACATCATTTTTTGAGTCGATAGCTTGTTCTATAAAGATATTTTTGCCGTCGTACGTTTTTATTCTTATAGTTTGCATACGTTACCTCCCCTAATTTGCTTTTTGTGCGTGCTTGTTTAGTTCTCTGTATAATATCAGGCATGAGGTTCGTTCCGCCCTGCTATCACTGTATTTCTGTTTTTCTGTCTCTGTCTCATCCAGGATATTTCCTAACCATTCAGCAGCAGAGCCGAGGAAAATATCACACGAAACCGGAAAAGAACTAGGGAGTCCGCTCATCCATTCAACAAATAAGTCTTGCTTGCTTATTCTACCGGCCTTGTATCTCAAATCACCATTGAATTTTTCGCGCTCAAACATCTCTAAAATGTCCTTGCAGATGTCGTTATATTCTGTTTTCATCTCTGCGCCGTCATATGTGTAATATTCCTCTGCACTCTCGTAACTGTCCATAATTTCCTTTTTTAATGCCTCATTAACTTCTTTACAATTTAATTTTCTCATGGTTTACACCTTTTCCCACGTATGTTATAATATACGCGCCTTTCATATTATTTTGTTTGGTGCCTGTCGTTAGGTTGTCAGCTCTGCGACAGGCTTTTTTATTTTGTTCCTTGTCTTTCGACTTGACTAAAGTATATCAAACATTAAGCACTAACACAATTGACATAATACATAAAATTAGGCACTAATATTTGCACTACTTTTGTGCATTTTGATTAAGCACTAAAAATATATTGATATTAAGCACGTTTTATAATATAATAATATAAATAAATATAGAGAGAGGTGTATTAAATGAACGATATAAAGGAAATACAAGCGCAGAAAAACCGCGAAGCCGTGAAAAAATGCATGAAAAATAAAGACAGAATAAATATTATTCTACCCTTGGGCACAATAGACAGAATAAACGCATACGGCCTAAAAACAAGCGCTTTTGCCCGCGAACTTATTTTATCGGAACTTGACAAAATGGATAGAATGAAGAAATAACCATATTACATATAAGGCACTAATATATAGTGGTAAGGGTGTAAAATGACAAAGCAAGAAATAACTGCAAAAATATCGCAACTCGTCAACTACAATGTTAATAAAGAGGGTATAACCTGTAAAGAGCTTGCAGCACGAAAAAAATTAAATTACAAATCGATTAACGCATACGCCAACGGCACGAGGATACCGCGCTTACGTAATTATATTATAATATACGCAATGTTTGCGGATAATTTAACGAGGTGCGAGGCGGAAAAAGTAGCAACTAAAACAATTAATAGTTTTCTCGATGAGATTGCAATTTTATTTTCAAAAGGCTATAGATATGCGGATTTTGAGCAGATAACAGGAATCCCGGACGCAATTTTTTATAAATATAGGAAAAGATTAGTTAAAGATGTATCATTATTGCATGCGATAATTATAATTAAGTGCTTTAATCTAAATTCCAAAATTCCGGGCTTGATTGATTAAGCACAAAATGTATAAAAAGGTATTGACAAATTAAGCACTAATACATATAATGTACTTGTAACAAGTCAACAAGTTTGAAAGGAGATAAAGCATGAGCAAATTTAAATTGATGACAGAAGAACAAAAAGAAGCGATTGAGTGGCTAAGAGTTCAAAAGGAATTTTTAAGCGACAACAAAAGGGATATTTTTATCTCCGAAAGTGGCAATTATCCGCTTATAGTTGATTTATTAAGTGAGACAAGCGTTAACAGTATTAACAATCGCTTGAGTGGCTGCAATTTGCCCATAATTGGCTTTGAGCCGGTTGAAGATGTGGCAGACGATAGCACGTATAAGTTGGACGGCTTGAGCTACGAAGAGGCTGAAAGTCTTGCACTTGGATATATGGGCCGTGCAGACAAGTTAATTGATAAATACCTGGATAAATTCAAAGTCGAATAGATAACAAAAAATCAATAATTGGAGGTGTAAAGAGTATGAGAAACTTTTTGATAACTAAGAAAACATATAAATGTGGCAAACTTGCCGGATTTGAAATCCTTGGTATGGTTCAGGGCGATAATTTCCCGACATATGACAAGGAGACCGCAAAAAAGCTATTCGGCTGCGAGCATGTGGATGTTTTAGAAGTTCCGGAAAAATGCCACATCAAAGTATTATAAGGAGGTGTAAATATGAGGATTAAAGGAATCGGAACAATCAGCAAAGAAAAAGCTATGGAAATTTTAACGAGAGAAGGACGCAAAGCAGTAAGAGATGGAGAAATCACAACGGAAGAACTCGGAGAAATGTACAAGTTGCAAAAAGTTAAAGAGGCTTGTAAAATCGGTACTTGTGCCGACAGTTTCAACAACTCTTATGAGTGGATACCGGACGAACTAAAAGAAGAGCTAACGCCGGAGCAATTGGGGGCTTTAACAGAAGCATTTTATAAATGCTATGGAGCCGGTAAAAACGACAAAAGAGGGGATTAAAGCCCCTCTTTTTTAATGCTCGAAAAGCATTATTTAAAATATTATTTTTTCAATCCGTGGCTGTTCGGAATTGGTAAACAGCGCCTTTTACAAGCCCATCCGCCTGTAAAGACATTTTTATTTTACTACAGTTTGGCACAATAGCAAGTGCTTTTTAAGTCGGTTTTTATGGCTGACTTTTTATTTTTATATAATATAATATATATGTGTGATGTGGTATATATTAATCAATACAGTTATTGTTATATATCCAATAGCTCTATGTATTGACAAAATAAGTATATTTGATTATTATTATTTTAATTAAATTAATAAGCGGATGCCGGATTGCTCGTATTACTTGGAATTGCTCCAAGTGGTGCGAGCTTTTTTATTTTATGATTTTGAGGTGCTAAAATGGAAAAAATCAAAGGAAATATAACTAAACATTTAATTGCTGATTTTGGCACTTTTCAACTTTATCGGGAAGACTTCGAGAGGGCTATAGAACAGGCTTGTCAGGAACTACAAATTGACGATTTGAAGAGCGAGGGCCAAAGACCTTGGAAGGCTGTTTGTAAAAGAGTCGGAGAGATTATATTTAATGATAACAGTATATTAAAAGATAAGCGGTTATATGATAATACATGTATGTTAACCAACTACAATAGATATAATTATAATATATTAAATAATATATGTGACGAATATATATATATTAGTGATAAATATAATAAACTATGTAGCACTGTAGCTTTTGGTAATTGGTGTAATATAGATTGTGGTGTAATAGATAATTGGAGATTAAACAAAGAGTCAAGCCCTAAAAGTTATGAGATTTGGCAAAAATTGCAAGGAATTCGTAAAGACTGTATCAAGGATAGAGCATACGACAATAAATCCCCTGTCGGTGCTATGTTCGTTGGCAACAACGAATTTGGTATGAACCAGCCGGGAATTGGCTACGAGGCTACACAAGCACGAGCGCTAACGGCTAATGAATTGCCACAATTAGGCAATTCAAATAGTCAGAAAATTAAAGCATTATCGAGTGATAACATGGTTGATAATGCCAAGTAATTGTATATACAACTGATACAATTCTAAACCCTTGATTTACAAGGCTTTGCGGGCTATCGAATTATTGCAACTATGCACAAAACAGTTGTTTAGCGAATAGTTGAAAGGGTATAGATGAATTGTATATGCAATAGATACAATTTAAAATGCTTGATGTTTGAGGGCTGAAAAACGCACGCATTGGGTGCCCCGGGGGTATATATGAAAAGCGGCAAACCGCCCCACTTAGCCCCCAAAATATCCGCCAAAACAAAAAGGCCTTTACCCATACCTCAATCGTACCAAGCAGTATTTATTATTATAACATAAGTTATATATTAATTAAACAACATACACAATAATAATATATATACATACAGCTATGATTAAATATTAGTTATATATTATATATAACAGTAAAGGAGCTAACAGCAATGAAATTAACAGGATTTGAGTCTAGCAAAATTGATTCCGAAATGATAAATCACCCTAGCCACTATAATTTGCCTAATCGTAAAGAGTGCATTGATGAAATGATTGACATTTACGGACTTAAGGATGTGGCTAAATGGTGTGAGATTACTGCATACAAGTATAAATATCGTGCCGGGCATAAAGGTTCTGCAACTGAGGATATGAGCAAGGCAGCATGGTACACAGTTAAGGCTTGCGAGCTTAAATCTAAGCGTAGATGGGAGACTTTCAGTAAGATTGCTGATAGATACTTGCCAATATTCATTAAAGACATTTTTACATGGATTATGTTATTCTGTATGCTTCATGCGATACTCTTTTCCGACCCATGCTCAATGGTTGTTTCAATAGTGTTTTTGGCTCTTGCGTGCATAACCGAGTCAATATTGAAAGAAAATGAGGTGTAAATCATGTTTGTATTAAAAATCGCAACAACAGTATGGCTAGCATTAATTGCTTTTGGAATGGCAAACGCCACATTAAACGAAAAAGCGGCAGTTGGCACAAGATTTCTTGGTATTGCTATAATGTTCGGTCAGATACTTGCCATAGCTTTCATGTGGCAATAGATATAGGGCATTCGCCAAGCGGTAAGGCACGGGATTTTGATTCCCGCATTCGTTGGTTCAAATCCAACATGCCCTGTTCGGGGTTTACTTGGTTCCCCGACATTGGACTTAGTAGTTCCTTTCACCCTCATAGTGGAAAGCTGTTAAGAGCCGTCACAAGGCTCGTGAGGGTTTAATCGTGTATAATCCCACAATGCACGAGCGTGGAAACCAACCTGTCGTAAAGACATCTGTAATAGGCAGAGTAGACATATATACCCCCCTTTAATTAATTGTTAAACTAGGGCAACTCAAATCAGTGAGTCTTAGGTGAGGTGCAATCCCTCACATGTCCTTTGCTGTAGGTTTCGCTAGTTTTTTTCCTACAGCACATACAAATTTATATCTCCGGAGGGTGTTGCCACTCCTTAGACTTCACCCTCATTACTGGCTTGCAGTTCAACAGGTAGAATACTTGACTGTTAATCAAGTAGTTGTAGGTTCGAGTCCTATCAAGTCAGCTTACAGATATTTCTGCAAATAGGGGTTCTGCTTTTCCCCTTTGTTGAATTTTTTCATGCAGAGGCAAAACTAGCCTAATTAGTTTTGCCTTACTATCGGCATGTAGCTCAGTGGTAGAGCAGTCGGCTATTAGCTGATTTGTCGCGGGTTCGATTCCTAGCCTTGCCGATTAAACAGAGTAAGCATTGGTGCAGAATGGTGGTTCGAATCCACCTGTGAGCATAACTCTAGCAAAAAGGTACTCACCGCTTCTTTCCTAATGTTCTTGGCGATACAAAGAAAATTCGGGGTGAACGGCAACGATTGGTGGTGTTGCGGCAGACTGTAAATCTGTTCCCACGTGGCAAACAATAGAGGTTCGATTCCTCTTTCACCCATTTGCAGATATGGTGTAATGGTATCACAGGAGATTGCTAATCTCTCTAACGAGTAAAATCGTTATCAAGGTTCGAGTCCTTGTATCTGCGTTGGTCGGTGCGTGCTGACTGTTGATGTGTGGCGGAATGGGTAAACGCTATTGCCGTAAGATAATTCGTTGAAACCGGCAACTTAGATGACGAGAGTCGCGACAATCATGTGTGGTTCAAATCCACACCACATCAATTATATGTCGGTTTAGTGCGAGCTGTTATATCTTGAATAGCGGTTGCGTAACGCTGACATGTTTTTAAATTAAAGCAGTGGAGTAAGACGGGCCTGTACGTGTTAGCACGGTATAGTAAGACGAAGTAAAAATAAAACACACAAAAACAAGTTGCTAGTAGGTACGCGCGACTGAAAGCAATGGGTGAGACACTTCAAAATTCTGTAATGTGTTTTGATGAGCCTTTTGATGGAGTGCATCTTGCCTTTTCAAAAATTCGGTAAAATCAGTTGCCTAGTGATTGCAACACGAAAAGCGGAACCGTGACCGCCTGACAACTGTTTTTATATAAATCACGGAGTTATCGGTACGGAGGTAAATAATATGCTATCAGAAAATGAAATCCAAACAAAAGTTAATTTCTTATCATCAGCAAGGTGCAATCACACATTCCATAAATACATTGACATAACAGGTGACTTGATAGAGGGAACACTTTTATCAAGGATTTTATATTGGTTTGCGCCAAGTAAAGACAATAAGAGCAAAGTTAAGATATACAAGGACGGCGAATATTGGATTGCAAAGCAAAGAAAAGACTGGTGGGAAGAAATAAGGATTACTGAAAGACAGTATGACAAAGCAATTAAATCGTTGGTGAAAAAGAAATTTGTAATTACAGCAAAATACAAATTCAACTCAATGCCAACTATACATATAAGACCTAATTATGATGTTATCAACGCAGAAGTTAAAAAATGGGAAGAAAATATCAGACAAGAGGTTATAGCAGAAGATAGAGGACAGGAATTACATAAACAGGCAGACGGGAATGACACAAAATGTAATTCCCAAGGGAATAACACAAAGTGTAACTCGGGAATGCCACAAGGTGTAACTCTTTTAACAGGGATTACTAACAATGATTACTTTAACAATAATTACGAAACAGGGATTACTGATAAGGTACATACATCAACTAACATTGATGGAGAGGTACATACATCTGTTTCCGAGAAACAGACGGCAAGAGTCACCCGACAGGATATGCAAGCAAAGAAAGATGATATGCTCAATAGATTCTCTGAAATATGTGACAACAACATTGAAAACAAGACAGTCGAAGAAGTAGTCAAAAACGCATTTTGCAGATACATGAACCTGTACGAAACATATTTTTGCAAGGTTCACCCAATCTTGACCGATAAGACACTGACTAATGTATGTCTGTCGCTTTCTAATGTGACCGATACGGAGCATAATCACTTTGAGTGGACAGATGTTTACCTAACAGACAAAACAGGGCTTACTGGGCTTGATAGAATGGTTAATGAGCATTTCAGACGAACACATAGAAGAGAGACTAACTACTCGATAACGCATTTTGCTAAAAGCGACTATCTGCTACAGTTGGCACAAGGCATTATAGAGTACTAAACGGAGGTATAAATATGGCAAAGGGAGTTAAGACACGAAATATCGATTCATTCCGAGAGGGGCTGATGGAATACGCATACGGAAGATGCTCACAGGCGGAAGCTGCAAAGATAGCCGGCATGAGCGTGCCGACATTTAGGAAGTACGCAAATATGCATTTTTTAGGTATTCCATTTCCTGACACACTGTTTAAGGCAAAGGAAGAGTGAGAAGTATGTGTGAATTTTGCTGCAAAATAGGAAAATTGGAAAAAATCAAGCAAGGAGCTTTTAGAGGCGGATATTATCCCGAAAAAAATGAAACACAAATCGTTGAATTTGAAAATGTATTTCATTTATTTTTCGGATGTAGCGACCCCTTTATGTCTGGAATTGAAATCGAAGATATAAAATTTTGCCCTATCTGCGGCAGAAAGCTATGTGATGAAACTGAAACACCCATTGAACATTTCTTAAAATCAGAAATTGAAAGAAGCAAATTACGAATGAATGCTTCGATGGGGTTCATGTTGATAATGATACTCGTAAAAAACTTTTGGAAAGTCATATAAGATTTTGTAAAAATGCGCTAAAACAGTGTATGGATGCTTGAAAGTTGGTGAAAGAATGGTTAAAGCATTAATCGACTGCACGGGTGGAAAAAGTATCAGACTATTACTTAATGGGGAACGGGTGCCCGGCATAATTAGACCTGACAAAATAACAAAGTCAGGTAGCAACAATGAAGCAAGAGAAATACAAATTACTATATTGGCAAGTGATTTAAAAATAAAAACTTTTGACGGAAAAGCTGAAAAAATACATCAATTTTGAAAGTTGGCAAAAGAAATGAATGAGACTATTTTATATATTTCAAAATCAGAACAGGATATACAAAGTTTTCTGAAATATTTTCAATCAAAGCTAAAAACAGAGCAAAAGGAATGTACCCTAGATGAAAAACACAATATTTTAAAAGTACCAAAATATTATGATATTGTCGGAAAGAGCGTTCACGGCACCATGCTTGGTGCGGGCTATGGATATTGCAAATATTATTGTTTTTCAGAAGCGTATGATAGAAACAAATACAGCAGCACAGAAAATGAAAGGCTTAAAGAAATTCTTATGCACACAAGAGAGGGTGCGGAGAGAATATCGGGACTTGATATTTTATGTATGCTAGGGTTGGTTTAATAGGAGGTGGAAGAATGAAACATCAAAAAGAATGGCACACTTGTGACAGGTGCGGAAAAGAAATAATACGCTACGATGAAAAATGTGCATATATCAAAACAATAGAGGTAAAACCTTTTTACGAAAAAAGCATATGCACAGCCGAAGATTTAGCAAGGGAAGTGTTTCCAATGGCTATATGGAGAGATAATATCCGATACGATTTATGCCCTAAGTGCAGGAAAGAGTTCAAGAGGTTTATGAGCAATGAAGAAATCAAGAAGTAAAATAATCATTAAAACAAGAGCTGGCGGTTACACAAAGATTTATGCCAATGGGAAATGGCAGAAGAAAGTATGTGTCATTGATTATCATGCAGAATGCAGTAACAAAGATGGTATAAATGTTACTTGCGAATTTGATAGATTGAAAACTGCTAAAAATGGTTCAGTTATCTACGATGAAGCTAAAAAAGATTTTGCAAAAGAACACATAGTTGCAAGGATTTAAGGAGAGCATTTGAGAAATGAGCATGGCAGAAGTAATTAAATCAATAGAGCGTGGAACACTTAGAGAAGCACAATCACACGAAATAGGTGGTAGAAATGGCGAGCCTATAGAAACATCCGAATTTCATGATATGACTATTGGCATTGATATTTCAGTCGATGCAGTCAATGAGTATGCAAAATCAATTCTAGGCAGATACCCGAAAAATAATTATGAATTTTCAAGAGCGTTAGAAATGAAAATCCTAGAGGAAACAAAGTCATTAGCGAATAGTGAGGAGAAGTAGCGAGATTATGGAATATCAGAACACAATGCTTTGCGGTGGCATATCTGGTGGCTATTCAACAAAGACACCATGTATAAGCAAAGATGAATAAACCTAGATTGTAGACTTTGAAGATGTGATATAGTTACACAATGATTTGTAGCGAACATAGCGTTGAAGAGATAATGATTAAAACAACAGAGTAATATATTACCGCCGTATAAGCGACTTACGGCGCTAACCTAGAAAAATTATAGGCAGAGGTCCATAAGCACCTTTGCTTTTAAAAGTGGAGGTGCTTTTTTCATGGCTAGTCAGAGCCTTATTTCCACAGTAAACGGATATGAAAACTACATAGAAAACAAAGGAAAAGACGAGCAAGTAATTAATGCCTATGTAGACGCTTGTAGTGTAGCCATAAATGGCGAAAAAGATATTGAGTATGGACTACAACTCACTAAGAGGGCAAAAGAGCTTATAGAGGACTTCTGCACGGCTAAAACAGGTGGTACGATTTGGGATTTGGAAAAATACGCATTCGACCACAAGACTACATATGAGCTGATAAACAAAAAATATGAGGTTTTGTTACTTGAAGCCCAAAACAAAATAGTTGACAGCTATTTTCAGTACATAGAGAAAAAGCGTGAGCCTAAAGACCGATTTTATATGCCACGTAGGAAACAACTAATCAAAATCGGACTTGTGGACGCACTGCAAGGCATGATTGATGATAAATACGACATATTGTGTGTGAGTCTAGTGCCAGGAGCCGGAAAGAGTACGATTGAGAAATTTTTTCATTCGGCAGTTGCCGGTTGGTTTCCAAAAGACTACAGTCTATTTTATTCACACAGTGGTGACATTACACGAATGTACTATGATGGAGTATACGACATTGTTACCAATGATGATGATTATGCGTGGCATGACATTTTTCCTAATCTATCAGTTACAAGCACGAATGCCAAAATGGAGCAATTCAACATTGGCAAATACAAACCTTTTCCGTCAGTACAATGTACTTCTGTAGGAAGTAAGAATGCCGGAAAAGTCCGTGCAAGTAAATTTTTGTTAGTTGATGATATGATAGGCGGAATTGAGGAAGCCTTAAATCCTACAATACTTGATAAGTTGTGGGATAAATACGCAGTAGACGCAAGACAACGTAAGACACAAGATACGGACGGGAAACCATGTAAAGAGATACATATTGCCACTCGTTGGAGTGTACATGATGTTATCGGACGCATCCAAAATATGTATATTGGAAATCCAAGAGTCAAAACAATATCAGTTCCCGATGTAGACCCGGTGACAGGGGAAAGTAATTTTGATTATGAGTATGGTGGCTTTACGAAAGAGTTTTTTGCCGACCAACAATTACTTATGGACGAAATCTCTTACCGATGTTTGTATAAACAGGAGCCTATCGAGCGTGAGGGCCTATTGTTTCCTGATGATAAAATCCGCAGATACTTCAATCTGCCACATGGCGAACCGGAAATTATCACAGCTCAATGCGATACAAAAGGAAAAGGCACAGACTATTTTGTTATGCCAATACTGCAAAAATATGGCGAGGATTATTATTGCGTTGATTGCGTGTGTGATAATACGGCGGACTATGAAATGCAGTATGAAAATGCATCAAACACATTAGTCAATAATCAGGTACAAGAGTGTGAGTTTGAGCGTAATGCCGGCGGTGACAGAGTGGCCATGGAAGTCAATAAGAGAGTTGAAAATAAAGGGTGGATATGCAATATCACTGATGTACCGACAGAGACAAATAAGGAAGCACGTATTTTTCAGTGTTCTAACTGGATTTTACAACATATTATTTTCAAAGACCAATCACTTTATAAGCCCAATGAGCCTTATGGAGTAATGGTATCACTGCTGAAACGATATTCAGTAACAGGCAAAAAACAGCTCGATGATGTTCCCGATGTTTTTTCAAACTTTGCCTTAAGAATGACGCAAGGCAGCAGAATAGCAAAGGTTGAAGCAGTACACAATCCGTTCAGAGGAGGGCTTTATTAATGACAAACACTTGTTTTATGTGCGGAACTATTATTGAGAATAACAAAAAGCAAAAAATACGTTTGTGAGGAATGCGACAGAAAAATAAAATTGTTGAAACAACTTACAAATGTGGATAAAGCAAAGGAAAAAATAGAGAAAAAGGCAAAACGAAAAAGAATTAAAGATTTAGATTATGAACAAGAGGCTTGCGAAGTCGCACGAAAAATAATGTCAGAGGGCTATGTTTTTAATAGCGTAAATGAAATTTGCTTTGCTATACAGCTTGAAAAGGAAAACATTAAATATTATCCGAATTACAAAATAGGCGAGTGCAAAGTAGACTTTTTCATACCGGATTTAAAGAAGATTGTTGAAGTTGATGGCGAAATATATCACACAGATGAAAATAAGGATTTTTTAAGAGAAAGAAAGATAATGAGCTGTATTGACAATGGTTATGAGATTGTGAGAATACCGGCTTCGTTTGTGCCTGATTATATTCTATTGGGATTAAAAGAGGGTTTAGACTTTATAGTTGATAAAAGAAAGTTTGATAATAGATTTAGAGACACTCGGTTCGACAAGATATATTGGGAAGAATTTATTAATTATAAGTATGCAATGAGGAGAGCAAAATTATGAATACAAAAACTTACTTAAATCAAATTAGCAGATTAGATAAAATGATACAAAACAAGCTGTCTGAAATATACCGGCTTAAGACAATAGCATGTAGCGTTACTGTTTCAACGGACAAAGAGGCAGTTGATGTTTCATCGGATAAAGATAAATTAGGCAGTACAGTAACTAAAATTGTGGACTTGGAAAAAGATACAGACAGACTTGTTGATGAATTTATGAGAAAAAGAAATCATATTATCAGCCAAATTGATAGCATGGAGAATACCGACTATTATCACGTACTCTCAATGAGATATGTCAATCAAAACACTTTTGAAGAAATCGCACAGGCTACAAATTGGAGCATAAGAAAGATATTTACAATCCACGGCAGAGCCTTGCAAGAGTTTGAAAGGCTTTACGGAAAAGAATATCTTGAAAATGTGCAGTAGTGTGCATAGTTTTGCATATCATTGCATATATACACTTAAAAAATTGACAGTTATAATATAACTATGAAAAAATCGTAATTCGTTCATTGCGAAAATCTCTTTAAGAAATAGCACTCACAGATTGTGGGTGCTATTTTTAGTGAATCGAGGGTGACATGAATAATCAGAATATTAATATTGTTCCAACAGGAAAACGAAGTGTAATGTGCCCTCGTTGCGGAAAGCTATTAACATGGGTAAATAAAAACGACAAGAAGCACCACAAAGTAATGTGTACGCACTGCCGTAAATGGATATGGTTTTGGGCTGGCACACAAGAATTTCAGATAAAAGAGGTTCCGCAGAGAACTTCTGCAAGTGGCATGAGGTTTTATTGATGTATAGATATGCTCATAAAAACGTAAGACCTTTTTCGGCTGTCTGTCAGAATAATTACGGCAGACAAGTTATTTTCACACGTAAAAGGCAAATCACAAAAAACAACATAATCGAAGAACTGAATAAAGCACTTGCGATTCACGAGCAAAACGCTATTGAGATTGAGTATCTTGACAGATACTATCGTGGTGACCAACCAATTTTGTATCGGCAGAAAGTGAACCGCCCGGAAATCAATAACAAGATTGCCGTAAATCTTGCGTATGAGCTTGTCGAGCGCAAAACCGCAGAAATGTGTGCCGAGCCAATTCAATATGTGCTACGTGGCACTGATAACCATAAGTCGGAAGAAATCACACAGCTTAACATTACAATGGACTCGGAAAGCAAACAGGAGTGCGATATAGACATACATCGTTGGAGAAGTATATGCGGTACCGGCTACAGATTCATCGGTAACGATGATGGACAAGGGCAGTTGCTTGATGAAAGCGATTTTTACTTATCTTCTGAAAATCCAATGTACACCTTTGTAGTTTACTACTCAAATGGACGTCCGGCATTCTCTTGCCAAATCGGAGAGGACGAGAACGGAGCAGATATTTATTATGTGTTCACTGACAATGAGTGGTTTGATATTCGCAATGACAAGATTTATGCAAGCGGAATAAACGGCAACAGAGCAATTCCGGTGATTGAATATCCGAACAATGCAAGGCGATTATCTGACATTGAAATGACTATTGCAATTACAGACGCTATCAACGTGCTTACATCGGACAGAATTAATGGAGTCGAGCAGTTTGTGTCTGCATGGGTGAAATTCGTTAATTGTGAGATTGACATAGATACATTCAGAAAAATGCGACAAGAGGGAGCATTAGTCGTTAAATCTAACAATGGCTCGGACAACAAGGCTGATGTTGATGTAATGACGAGCGAGCTTAATCAGACAGAGGGGCAAGTAGTTTTTACTGACCTTTTTGAAAGATTTTTAAGCATTCAAGGTCTCGCAAATCGTCAGGGCAACACAGGCGGTGACACCGGTTCTGCCGTAGAACTGAGAAACGGACATTACGATGCCGGACTTAGGACGGCTATTAATGAGCCTATCCTCAAGAAATCAGAGAGAATGGCACTTAGGCTTATTCTTAACAGGCTGAGAATTAATAAGGGCTTTACGCTTATGCCTAGTGATGTTGAGATACACATTAATCATAA